CTAAATGTAGCATCTGTTTTACCACAACCTGAAGGACCAGTCATCATTATATTTTTACCTTTAACTATGTTACGTAATAAAAATTTCCACTTTAACTCATCAATAAAAAAGTCCTTAGGTGGTTTTACATTAGTATATGATTTTTTTAATTCTACGTTAATATTTTCTACAGGTGCTGTTTTCATATGTTCGTCTTTAGAAATAAACTTGTATCCTAATCTAGTACCCCTTTGGTAGGCAGCCAAATATGTTTTGGTATTTATTGCTTTTTCCACACGTTGTTTCATATCTGGTCTAGATTTAAAAAACTCTTTAGTTAATGGTACATCATTCATAATGTCAATTCCCCTAACATCTCCATTATCATCGTAATACCCTTTAATTATTTGTTTATATTCCATTATTATTGTTTTAATTCACTTCTATTTATTACTCTATTAACTACTTCTCCTCTATACTTATCATTTGTATCTTTATAATATACAGGACCCTCATATTCATATTCTTCTATTTTATGTTCACGTCCTTTTACATGATGTTCTGTTATACGTCTTCTACCACTCCAAGCTCTAAAATCATTAGCTGTAACTCTATACCATTCACCATTGAGATATACTTCAAGATTACCTGCACAATTAAATGGTCTTTCTAATTTAAGCCATCTTCTACGTTTAATTTCTTCTATACTAAATGCCATGTTGATATTTCATTAATTCAATTACTTTTTTCTTATTTGGTTTTCTTAAACCACGTTTTTGCATTATATGAAAATACAAACTCTCTGTTGTGTCTCCAAATTCCTCCATAATATCCCACACTTCATCTTTAGTAATAAGAAACTCTTTTGATAATTCATCTACTAAACCATTAAGATGTCTTTGTTCTACTTCATAAGCATCTTCTATTAATTTATTTCTACGTTTAGCATAACGTCTTTGTATTTCAAAATATCTGTAATCTTCATGGGGATCATCACCTTTATACTCTTTTACAAATTTATCTAATTCATCCTGCATATAGTATGTTTCGTATTTTGCCCATTCAAATTGATCAGGATATTCAAAATCACCGTTTTGTATTCTAGCTAGTAATCCTTTTTTAGTAGGTAAATACTTATGTGATTTCCATCTACGCCACCAATAAAATGGAGAACGTTTACCGCGTTTTGGTTTTGGAGGTATTTTCATTTATTGCTTTTATAATTAAATCTCTTAAACGTTTTCTTACAATTGTATTATATATCCATGTGTCTAACATGTCATCTATTTCTTTCATTTTAGCTCATTATTTATTTGATTACTATCCATTTCAATTATCTCCTCTAAATAACCACCTATTTTATTACATACTTCTACTTGTGCTTGAGCTATTGCACTTTCTAATTTTCCATCACGGTGGACATCATAATAAAAATCATCTGTAGTGACTTTTTGTAACCATTTTGATAATATTTCTAATCTTAATTTTAATTCCATAACTATTATTTTTAATAAGATACGAAAAGTATCTTGCTTCTCCAAATTATTTTAACAATCTCTTTCAGTTTCGTAAATATGTTTTACTGTGGGAAACCTTAAACTAATACCACCTTCCTGATTTTTAGTTTCCTCAAAATATTGAACAGTAATTATTTTACCTACAATAGAACCATCCATATATTTTAATCTTTGATCCTGAGTAAATCCACTACCTACTTTTACTAAGTTATTTTTATGTTCAATCCATACTTGTGATAACATAGTCATTGATTCTGATTTACCATCTCTAACTACTTCATGTTGATCAACATCAAAACCTAATACTTCATACTCAGCATCATAAAATGATTTTACTTTAAGTAAATTTTTACTACGTTTACCTTCGTAAAATGTATCTTTACGTAACATAAATCCTTCCCAATTATTATCACTTGCCATTTGATTCCATATATCAAAATGTCTTTCATCAGTAATAGCTGCTTGATCTAAATAACGTAATGTTTCTTTAGTGTCATATCTGGGACCTAACCATGTTCTTAATCTATGTAATCTTTCTGATAATATAGAATTTGATTTACCTAATTCAAATGAATCTCTATGAATCATATCAAATATCATAAACGTAGGATTTTCAATTTGGTGATCTTTACGTCTAAGTTCTTTCATTACACCTTGAAAATCTTCATTACCATCTTTATCTAATAAACATATTTCACCATCAAACACAGTATTAATAATACCTGTAGCTTCAATAGCATATTTGATTTTATTTAATGTAGTAAATTCTTTACCCATTCTACTGTATAGTGTACAAGTACCATTTACATCTACAACTGCTAAACAACGTACACCATCTAATTTTCTACTAGCATACCAAGTTTCATCTACGTTTTCACCAAACGAAGCTAATTTAGGTTCATAACTTTGAGCTAACGCTACATTAAATTCAGGAATTAAATTTGGGAATGCTTTATTGATTACCTTAGCACCTGTTCTAGTTTTAAGATCTTTATCAACTATACTATAAATTAAATCTTCATAACCTGGGTTAGCAGTAGTAAAACCATTTACAGCTGCTATTGCATCGTGTCCTGTAATTTTTCTACTAGTTAAATCATCTAATAACTCAAACACATCTTTGTAAGTATTATACTTAAATAAACCTGAGTTTTTCTTACATGTCTTACTAGTAACATTATATTGTTTGTAAGGATTATAAGTGTACTCAAGTACTTTTTGTATAAATTCTGATTGTTGTTTTAGTATTTCTACTTTATCTAAGCTACTAGAGGTAGCTCGCATTTGCTCTACAAATAACCTTAATTCTTGCATATTTTATTCCTTATATTTTGCTATAAGATACGAAAAATATTTTGCTTCTCCAAGTTTTTTACTAAAAGTCTATTGTAAGAATTGCAAAACCTATACCTACACTATTAGCTGTAATATCACCTAATTCATAACCTTTACGCCATTTTTCATCTATGATTTCTTTAGCTATACCAGCACCTGTTGCTACTAAAGTACTATATATTTTAGCTCTTCGTTTAGGCATTTTATTTTTTAAATAATTATATGAATTATAAGTTAAAGTATAACTTACAGCAAAATGTACAATTTTATCACCACCATTTCTTAAAGGTGGTACTTTAAATGTTTGTGAATTAGAACTTAAACTTAAAAATAAGAATAAGATAACCCATTTCATTACTTTAAAAAACTTAATCCTTTATCTAAACGACTAGGTAAATTATCTTTAGAAAAATAACCATAACTTACGTGTTCATGATCCAAAACAGGTGTTAGTTTTTCAGGTACTTCAATTCCAAATATATGAAATATACCTCCTTCTTTATTTGAAGCTTTAATAATTAACTTAGGTTTACTTTCTAATTGTATAGCTGTTTCTTCTTCCAACTCACGTAAAGCTCCTTCTATAGGCGTTTCACCTTGTTGTATATGTCCTTTAGGTATAGAATATTTACCTGATGCTCTTTGACATAACATATATTCATTTTTACACTTAATTAAAATACCTGCTGTGTGTATTGTGTCTTTCATTATTTCAGTTAGACTATAACGCATTTTTTTGTAATTTAATTTTTAGGGGGCCTTCTCCTTTTATTACTCTATGTATTCTACCTTCAAAAATTGATATATTTAAACCATCAGTCATTTCAATAGGTAATTCTTCATCAAATTGAAATTTCCAACCGTTACCTTCTAACACAGTAATAATACGATTTTCTTTATCTGCGTGCCATATTAGATCCATTTCATCTACGTCTGCGGGAAATGTTCTAATAAAGTTATATTGATCTATTTTTTCTTCTTCAAATGGGAAATCCATTACCAAAATCCTCCTGGGTTACTAGCTGCTATACCTAATTGTTTAGCATAACGTGGTAATCTACAAGACCAATAACGCGCTGTAGTTTTATCTGTTGCTGTAGTACATCTGTGTCTTTTAGCAAATGCATTTCTAGCTTTTGGGTTATTAATTTTTGCTCTTAAACCACCTGAACCAAATGATACTTTTTTAATACGTTTAGTTCTAGGGTCTCTAACATAAACATAGTATGCTTTAGAACCACCTCGTTTTGGTTTTCCAATTGGTGGGTCTTTTTTCTTTTTCTT